CGGGATCGCACTCGTTGTAGTACGCTCTGCCCGGCCTCACGCAATCACCACCCCGTCGACCGTGATCTGCGAGCAGTTGGTTCCGACGTTGACCTGGCCCGAGTCGTCCAGAGTGATCTCGTGGCAGTCGTCCTCGAGGTAGAGCACCGGGTTTGTGCCGGCGACGATTGCATTGTCCTGGAAGAGAGAGGAGTGCAGATGCCGGGCTCCACCGACCGACTGGCAATGCTCGAAGCGGTTGCCCTGGATCGTGATGCCGTTGGCGTACGAGGTCGTATAGATGGCCCCGAACGTCGTCCCCGGCCGGCCACAGTCCGTGAATACGCAGTGCGTCACCAGGACCGCTACGGACGCGCAGTTCTCGAGCATGAGACCTGCTCCGACCGTCCCGCGGATCTCGTTCCTCGCGAACAGAATGACGGCCGGCGCATTCTTCGGGACTGAGCGGCGGCGGTAGACCCCGCTGCCCCTGTAGCAGACCTTCATCCCGGTGCCCTGCACCAGCGAGTTCTCACAAATGTTGTCCGTGATGATCGCATTCTGCCCTTCGACCGCAATGCAGGTATGTCCGGTGTCACTGACGTGATTGCCAATGACTACGGTGCCCCTCGAGCCCGGCACCCAGATGCCGCGCACGCCTTCTATCCCGTCTGCTCCTCCCGTGCGCTCTACCCGGTTCCGCAGCACCCGGAGGTTGACGGTTGCCTGCGAGTGGATCGCCGCGCACGGCGGCCCGCTCGGGTTGAACATGATGTCATGCAGCCAGCAGGACTCGATCGTATTGTCGGATCCACCGTCGAAGAACACCATTTCCCGCGGCTGGCTCTGCCCGTCGAACTCCAGATCGAGCAGCCGGCACCGGATCGTGCCGGGCGTCGTACAGAGCAGGGCGCCGTAGTGCCCGGTGAAGTTGTCGCCGCTCGGCCGCAGCCCGCTCTGTGTGTCTGGATCCCCCATCACCGTCTTGTCCGCCCCGTCGAGCCATAGCGTGTTTTCGACGCGGAACATCCCGCTCAACATGAGCGCGTACCCGGCCGGCAGCTCGTTGAACTTCGACTGCAAGAGCTGGGTGTCGTCGCCGCCGGTGGGGGTCACCTTGATCACGTCTACTGGCGGCGGTTCCGGTTCCGGAGGCTCGGGATCCGGCGGGGTAGCGCCGGCGCCCTGCAACTGCATGGTGAAATTGCCCGAGGTGTCTACCGCCATCGAGCCCGTTAGCTCAAGCGTGCGCTCATTCATTGCTGGGGATCCAGTGGCTCACCAGGTGAGCCTGTTAAAATAAAAAGGTGGCAAGGCCCAAGCCAAAAGAGAAGAAACTTCCAGTCGAAGATCTGCCCGTCGAGAAGGTGTTTGAGGCATTGAAAGACATGCCGTGCGAGTTCACCGAAGACGATTTTCGGGAAGAATTCGATGCATACAAACGCCGGCTCAACGAGAGCCGGAAAGCTGTTTGATCGTCGCGGCCAAGTCTGGATCCGCCATTATCCGCTTACGTAGAACCACTTCAAATGCTTCGCCGGTCGTTGACATGGCTTTGGCATCCCGCATCGTTTTCCAGATGGCTGCTTGCATCTGACGCGGTTCGATCCCCTTCCGTTGTGCCGTCTGCGTGATGAGGTAGTCCATGAACTTGTACTGTACGGGAGTCGGTTGATCGCCGAATCCGAACGCCCGGGCTATCCATCGATCGACCGTCACCGGCAATGGATCTCCCATCAGGTTCTTTTTGAAACTGGAAACCTTTAGCCCCCCGAAGGGCTCTCCGCGGGTCGCTTTGTTCAGCATGTCGATTACGACCGGCATGAATCCCTGAAAGGGCTGGCCGTTCTTCCACTGCATGTAGGCTTTGAGCGCCGCCGTCACGTTACCCGGGACAGTCTGGTTCGGCGAGGTCGCCGATAGGAAGTCGATGAATCGCTCCGCGTCTTCTCCAAAATAGGACTGCTACTCTTTCCAGGTGGCGTCGTACCAGTCCTTGCCGGCGATCCCCTTCCGATGCATCTCAAGCACCTTGCGCGTGTCCGGAAGCTGGCCGCCAACCGTCGACAGAAAGCGGTCGTAGTTCTTCTGTGATCTCTTGTAGAGGTCCTCGAGGTGCGGCCGTATCTGCGCTGCCGCCGGCCCTGCCTCTTTCAGAATTTCCTTCGACCACTTCGCGAAATCTACGGTTCCCCTTGCGAGCTTCGCCGCGCCCCAGAGCGCCATGTCCCCCATGTCATCGACCGGTATTCCGGCGCTTAGTTTCGTTCCGCTGAATGTTCCGCGGTCCCGTAAGCGCTGAAGGGCTGCTTCCGCGGCGTCATCCAGTGCGCCCGAAAGACCTCTGGATTGGATCGCTTCAGGAGTGGCTAGGGGCGGCTCAGTCCTGCTTTTCTCTGTCTGGAAGGCCGCCTCTGCTTCTGTTGGCGACATCTTCCCAACCTCAGCAGGTAGCCCCCCCAATCGCTCGCCGGTCTTTTTAAGCCACTCTGGAACCGGCTCCTCGCCGAGTTCCGACCGCCAGAATTCCCCCGTCGCCTTCCCGGCCACTGTTCCTAACCTGCCGAGCGCCGTCTCTCCAGGGACTGCTTTCTGCCGCTCCTGCGCCATCTGCTGTTGGAGCAATGCCATATGGCGTGACGATGGCGGAACCTTCAGAGACTCCGTCAGCAATGAAATTCCCTTCGGCGTGAAGAGCACCCGGCCGCCGGCGAATCCAGCGAGCCACCGCAGCGGGTTTATCGACGTCGCCTGGCGCGTGATCTCCGTGCCGCTGGGGTTCGTCCGCTCCACCACCATCGACAAACCTTTAAAAAAACTGTCGATCTTCGATCGCAGCTCCGCGTCAGGAAAGAATAGTTGCTTGGTCTCGGGCCCCAGATCCCGCCAGCGGTTCAGTGTCTCCTTGGCGCGGGCGATCCCTCCCTCTCGAGTGGCTCTGTCGAAGAGATCCTGCACGAACGCTCGCCCAACCTTCGGCATAGCGTCTGGAGTCTCTCTCGCCACCTTACGCGCATAGTCGATGCCGCTGTCATGCGGCCAGACGAGCCGGCCGAAGGCCTGCACTGGTTCCGCCGGGAGATCCTCTGCGATCTCGACTATATCCATCATTTCCTTATGGAGGCGGCGGCCTTCCTGCAATCCCTGAATCGCTCGCTCTCCCGTGTGCGCTACTGCGGCGTCGATCTGCTCCTGCAAGTTGCTTATTAAGCTCGCTGCGGTGCCTTGTTGGACGTCCCGCACACCGGTCTTGTTTTCCACCCGAGCCATCTTTTTGAGGGCAGAGAGCCCGCGTTCTGCCTGCCATGCTGGGACAAAGTCATCGCTCCTCAGGGCCTTATCAAGGACATTGAACGCGGCGTTGTGCGACTGATCCGAACGGTTCAGAGCCCACTCCATCTCTTCTCGTAGGGGCTCGGCCTGCGCTTTGAGGTCGCGTATGTCCACCGGCATGTTGACGGCCTTCATCACCTCTCGCATTTGGCCGGTTGGTTGCCCGTTGTCATCCAGGATCGGCTCCTGCCGCACCGGAACCTCGTAGGTGAACTGGGGATCGTTCCGCCCGACCCAGGCTTCCGCGTACTCTGTATCGCTCTCCTGGCCGAGCTTCTCGATAGGCTTCTGGAGTCCTGATCGCACTGCCACGCCGGCCGATTCCCGCGACTGCGGCTGCTTATGGGCCTTCTCCATCAAGCGGCCGCCGAGGTCGTACAAGGCCTGCTCTGTGCTCTCTCGGAATTCGGCGGCGCGAACCGCTCCGAGTGGCGTGGCCTCGACCACTCCTTCCGCCGCCCGCAGGAATCGGTTCCCTGTTTGCGTGGCGCCTGTCAGCGGCACACCCTCGGCCTTCAGGTCCGCGACGGCCGCGGCCTCGACCCGATTCAGGCGGGAAGGGATGAGCGGTCTCGTCGGCATGTTGAGGTTGAGGATGTCCCGCGCCCCCAGCCCGCCGCCGCGGTGTCCGACCAGACCCCCCATGGTGGTGGCATGAGCCAAAGCCGTCGTATTGTCCGCACCGTTCAATCGGGCCTGCGCATACGTCATTGCGGCCGCTCCGGTGAGCCGTATTGGCCTGGACGCTGGTCCCATGACGTGGAGAGCCTTCCCGAGCAGAGCGCCCTCTGCGGCGGCCTTGAGGGCCTGCTTCCACCCCAGGTCCGACTCCCGAATCGCCCCTACGGCGGCCATGCCGGCCACTGGGCCGAGGGCCGTTCCCGCTACGGCATAGGTGGGCAGCTCGGCAACTCCCTGTGTCGCGCCGCGGTAGAGCTGGCTCGGGAAGTCCTGGCGGCCGCCGGCGAGTTCTGCCGCTTGCTGTTCCTGCCCGTGCTGCTGCTGCCGCGCCCAATCGCGCAGCTCGCCGAAGGCTCCACTAGGCTGGAGGCCGGTGATCTGGCCGAGCTTCATAGACGCCTGGTTCAGGATGTCTGCCACATTGGCCGTCATCCGGTTTGCAGTCGCCGATGCGCCGAGGATTCCCGCCCCAACCTGCCGCGCCGGGTTGACTACGCCTTCCTGCCAGAGTTGCTCGCTGAAGGATTGCGGAGCCTGCTGGACCGGCGGGTCCTCGGTCTCAACGATGTACGAGCCCTTGTCGGTGTCCACCCGGTACTTCGCCATTACTCGATCCTCGTAACGGACTTGACCTTCCCGCCGTTGAACGTGTCGCCCACTTGCGGCACACCCGAGCCGCCGCGATTTTCCTGCGTGTCGATTCGGCGGCCGGCAGACCGCAGACTGGCCTTATAGGTCCCCAAGTCCCGGCGCATCATTTCATCGAGTTGCTCGAGCTTGTAGTCTGCGATATCCGGCGCGTCCGTCATCGTGGGCAGAATGCGTGCATACTTCTCTTCGTCTTCCTTCCGGAGCACTCCACCCTCGAGCGCCTTGCCGATCATCTGTCTGGCCGTGTCTATGTCTGCCTGGAGTTTCTTGCGTTGGGTCGCCCAGGGATAGTGTGTCAACCACCCGCTAACTGGCCCGACCGCTCCGGGGTTGTTTTTGATCTTCTGCCGCAATGTGGTGAGAGAGTCGATTCCCTTCTGCGTCTCCTGAATCTTGTTCAGTTCGGTATCGGATAGCTTCGTCCCGAAGTCCTTAAATCCCGTGGCCTCAAGTTGCGGAGCCAGCCGAGATTTCACTTCGGGCGAGAGATTATCGAAGAGGGACGGATTCCGCCTGACGGTCTCTACGAGGGCGGCATCGCCTGATCGCACTGCCGCTGCCGCCGCGCCCGATGCCGCCGCCGCTAGTTCTTTCTTCTGTTCGAAGACGGGCGGCGAGAGCGGAACGTCGACCCCTGGCTCTGCGAGTTTCGGCTTAACCCCATATTGCCGCACGAGCTGGTAACCGGCTGGCGAGTGCTGCGGTGGGATCAGGGGCTGTATTTCCGCTGGCAGCCGTGCCCTCCAGGCTGCCCATGCCGCGGGATCATCGGGTACGGTCAGCGAGGCCTCCTCGAGCCCCTTGAGCCGCACTTCTGCCCGCTCCTTCGCCAGTCTGGCTGCCGATTCCTGGGCCTCTCGCTCGGCCCGAGCTTGCGACAGAGCCAGGTCTGCCTGCTCCTTCCCGCTCATCGTCCAGGAGAGCATCTGGCCCACGCGCCGCCGGTCGTAGCCCTCGCTGAGATACCGGCGCCCTTCGTCCGGTGTGATCAGCCCTTCCCCCGCGGCCTGCATCACCGCCCGGCTGTAGGTGGGCGCGTCTGTCGCCGAGCCCAAGAGCTGGTACATGCGCGTGTAGATCTTCGACCTCCGCTCGAGGTCTTTATCGGCTACCTCCTGCTGGCCCTTCAAGAAGTCGACGCCGGCCTTCGGACCCAAGATGCCCAACGTCTGCCCCGGCGTCAGATCCTCTCCCGCCGTCATCCGGCGCCGGAACTCCTCCTGGCCCGCGTTCGCCCGGCGCAGGGCGTCGAGCTGCATCTCCTCCTGCGCGATCTGCGCCCGCCGCAGTTGCTGCTGCTCCATCAATCCCTTGAGGCTCATCATCTGCCCGAACTGCTGGATCGGAGACGGGATGTCGAGGTTGATCTGCGGGACGCGGACGCCAAGTGAGATCTCAGGATTGAGCGCCATGTGTCACTTCCCTATGCGGATATCCATGAGACCCGGAAAGAGCGCCGTCAGCAGCCAGACGATCAAAATCAGGACCACCACCACGTTTAAGATCGTCTTGATTGGGGGTTGCATCGGCACGTAGGTATTGATCAGCCAGAGCAGAACTCCGACGATCACCAGCACCAGAATCAGAGTCAGAATCGGCATGGTCTCTCCCTACCAGCGATAACCGCCATACTTGCCGAGGTATCCGGGGCTTGACGGCACGCCTCCGTAATAGTTTGGCGTCATGGAAGACCAGGGTGCCGCAGAATAGCCGCCGCTCATCGGCATCGCAGTGGGAGGTCCTCCCGGCGCCGTTGGATTCGCCGGCGAACCATACCAGAAATTGGGGTTCGTCGTCCACGGGTTCTGTGGCCCTGGCATATTCCAGAGCTGCTCCGGACTTGGACCTTGTGCCGCCCCATAGCCCATCTGACTGAGCAGCTTCTTCTGCTGGTAGTAGCCACCTACCTGATTGGCCGCACCCGCAAGTCCGCCGAGCATTCCGCCCCACGCATTGGCCGCTCCCACCTTGCCGGCAGCCTGCGCCGCCGCGCCGCCCGTCATGAGGTCCGCGATTGAGCGTTGTGCGCCGATGGCGTTGTTCGCCTGCACCTCCATTGCTCGTGTCATCGCATTTCCGCCATATTCCGCTGCGCCGGTGTTCCACCCGCCCGCCGTTCGTGCTGCGTCAACATTCCACCCTCCACCCGTGCGAGCGGCATCAGCCCGTAAACCCGCGGCCCGATCTGCGGCTGTCATCAGGTTCGCGCCAGCCAGCGTTCCGGTCCTGACGCCCATGTCCATGAGGTTACTGAAACGATCAAATCGGTCAGTCTGCTGGTTACGGAAGCGGTCGAAGGCCGCTCCATACTCGCTCGTGGCGACGTTCTGGGCCAACTGGTTCGCCGCTCGGATAGCGCCTCCCCCGAGGTTGCCCCCTCGAGCTGCGCCGCCGGCCATCAGAGCCCTCTGCGCCTGATCGAGCCGGAACTGGTAGCCGGGGTCCAGGCGCTGCATATCCTTGAACGTGAAGTCCCGGTTCAGCTCCCCGCCGGGCGCCATGTATTCGGCGAGCGTCTTCGCTGCCTGCGTCCCCACCCCGAGGTACGGTTGGAGGTATTCGTTGGCCCGCTCGGCCGAGCCCGTGATGTCCCCGGCGCCGCGCTCGGCCACGTTCACTAGATTGCCTGCCGCGTCTCGAGCTACCCCGGTTAGGTTCGTGCCTGCCGTGTTCGCCGCGGTGAGCACGTCCTGCCGGGCCTGCTCGGCGGTGCTCTGGATCCGCGGATTGTATTCGTTGACCAAATCGCGGAATCCTTGGGCCTGGCGCTGCGCCTCCTCCTGCTGGATCTGTGCCGCGCTCTTCGCCGCTCGAGCGCCCATGATTCCGCCAAAGATCGAACTGCCCGCAGATATCGCCGCGGGAATTGCTACGGCCGCCGGCACGGTTGCACCTCCTTGATCGCCGTCAAAAACTCAAAACGCAGCCCCGATTCCGCTTCGCGTTTCGCTTCTTCTTCCGGGGGGCTGATTCCCAAGCACACCTGGTCGCAGAGCTTCCCGTCCTTCAAATAGCTCGCCCTGTTGACGCCAAAGATCGTCATCCCCGCCCGTAACGCGAAGTGCAGGGCGAGCCGGTTGGTGCTCGGCACGTTCGTCACAATGCGCCTGCAAGGCGTGTTCTCCCAGATCCAATCCGGCAGGAGGTGCGCCGCCTCGAGTCCCTTCTCGCCCCATGCGACTGGCATCAAAGCCGTATGCACTTCCCAGCAAATTCCGTTGAGCGGGTGGAGCATCCAGAGGCCGAGCAGGTCATGACCCTCCGGGTAGACATCCCGCGCCACCACATACCAGACCGAGGGATGCTCGATCGGCCGGTAATCCTCCCGCGCCGGCGAATGGTCGTCTGAGATTTTGTCGTAGATGCGAGGGTGGGTCAGGATGCGCCGCACCAAAGCGTAATCCGTGGAGCGCTCGAACGTGATCATGGGCTGATCCACATGGACGATAGCGTCGAGTTGCCAGGAAATACCACGCTCGTCCCGGTCCCGGCGTTTTTGTGCGCGAGCACGGTGAGGGTGTGCGAGCCGCCGCCGGAAACATACCGGGCAAGGATCGGAATACATGCGCGGTTCGACGTAGCGCTGGCTGTATCAGTCTGGAAGATGCCGAACCGCCCGATAACAGCTCCGTCCACTGCGATTTGCGAGAGTAAGATCGACCCCGCGTCCCCCGCCCCGGTCAACGCGAAGTCGGTGATCGCTGTAATGGCATAGACGCCGGCCCGGGTGATTGTCAGGCTGAGTCCTGGAATCGCTGTAGCTGTGGTCGTCAACGTCATCGAGCCGGAACCGACACCGTTCTGGAAGTCGTTTGCGGGCGCTACCGCCGTGAGGTCTACCCATGCGCTCCCGCTCCAGCGGAAAGTCTGCGAGGAGTCCGTCGAGAGGAAGAGGAAGCCCGTGTCGTTTGTCCCGAGATCGCCTGGCCGTTGATCGGGAGACATAGTGCCAGTCATCGTGCCAGTCACGTACACCCAGACATTGCTGGAAGCGGGCCTCCGCATCTCGTAGACCACGTTGCTGCGGTCTGTTTCGATAAACAGCACGCCGAGCGCAACGTCGGAGACCGTCAAGGCGAGCCGCGCCGCGTGCGTCCCGTAGATGACCGGCGTCTGCTCGATCCAGGCGCTGCCGTTCCAGATATACTTACGCACCGGCGCCTGGTCGACCGCCCAGAACTCGAAGCCGATATCGTTCGGCGAGCCAAGATCCGCCGGCCGCTCGTCCGGACTGAGCGCCCCCCACATGACGCCCGAGACGTATACCCACTCGCCGTCCTGGAGCTGGTAGAGGACGCTGCCGCGGTCTGCCTCAAGATAGAGGGCTCCTTCCGGAGCGGTCGCCGGCCGATCCGCGTGATCGCCGAAGGTGACGAGGCCGTCGAGTTTGGCGACGGCCGCCGCGAGTCCATCGGTGTTCAAGTTGGTCTGGTCGCCGGTCTGCCGCCAGTAGTAATACCACTCCTTCGCCGTTTTTGACGTCGCCGCATTGCGCCCGGCCGGTTGTGGCTCGCCTTCTCCCAGCGGCGTCCGGATAGGAGGGGTCTGTAGCCTGTCCATCAGGCGAATCCTTGGGTCGACTCGAGGTATGCGTCGATCAACGCGATTTTCACTTTGGCGTCAATGGAGACCCGCGGCACCGAGTCGCGGGCCTTCCCCAGCCTGCGCCAGACCGCCCGTTTGGTGTACTGGCCCGCCGCCGCCATTGGGACCGATCGCGCATTGATGAACGTGTGTCCGTAGTCCTTCGACCAGTCGAGCACCATCTGCGGCACGGGGTCGCCCGCCTCGAGCGCTCCCATCTCGGCGAGCACCTCGAGCCGGTGAGCATACCCGAATTGGTTCTCGGCGATCAGGTGCGGGAAGGCCCGCCGGTATAGGATTGACGCGCCATCGTCGTCCGCATAGGTGGTCGACATCCGGTAGAGCTTCCCTGTGCCGGGATCCCCCACGATGTGCTCCCCGTTGGTGCCCCATTCCGGAATGAAGACGTGATACCACGGCTGATATCGCGTGAACGCCGAGCCGCTCCAGGCCGCCCGCTCATGCCAGAGCTGCGTCGTCAGATCGTAGACCCACGTCCTTCCCTGCCCTGCTCTCCAGAAGTTGACCACCCAGAACGTATGGCCCCCCTCCGTGTACCCGTACGAGACCGACTCCTGAATGCGATAGCCGGCTTGGTTCCATTCCTCTTCCTGGGCGTGTGTGCTAATGCGCTTCGGCTGGAGTCCTTGAAGCTGGAAGGCAATCACCGCGCCTGTCGCGCCGCCCGCCAGGCCGCACACCGTCAGCCCCACAGAGCACTGGCTGAACGTCGCCGCGGCCCCCTCGTGGATGAATGCGCCCGGGTTTCTTTGGAAGGGGAAGTTCGGGTCTCCCACGTTCGACCAGATCTCCGACGTCTCCGTCCCGAAGAGGTACAGCTCCTCGTGGTCGCAAAGAATCGAGCGGAGGTAATCCGAGGCCCCCTCCTTCACCCCGAAGTCCAGCGAATGCCAGTACGTCCCGTCGAGCACTTTCGAGATATTGAACTGGCGGCCGGGATCCTCCAAGGCGCCCGACCTCCCCTGTCGGCGTCTTGCCGGGGGGTTGAAGAGCCCGCTCGCGGCCGGTGGCCGCTGCACGATGAAATACCCGTCGAGGAACCCGCCGGTAATTCCCGTCACCGGGTCCCCTACATTCGGCATGTCCCAGACGACATTCTCCGCGTCAGGCGGAGACGGGGTCAGCGTCATCAGGTCCGGATCGACCACTCCCGAGATCGTGTAAATCAGGCCGTCGATGTAGATGTTCTTTCCGTTCCACGAGCTGTCGAACGGCACCGAGCCGTCATTGATCCGGATCATGTGGCCGGCCGCGGGTGGCGACGTGGTAGCCGCAACGGTGTCTCCGTGCCCCGATTCGACAAACTTGACCGGATCCGGGCCTGCTCCGTTGTCGCAGTAGACCAGGCCGCCCGATATGATCATGAGCTGGTGCCCGTTGCTGAAAATCTGCGCGGGATCGGGCTCCCCGCCGGGGCTGGCCGAGGGTGGCACGGTCTGTGCCACGGTCTTCGGAGATGTGGTGATGGTCCTGGCTTCCGTGATCTCGCTGAAGTTCGACGCATGGACGACAAACAGACGGCCGCCGCCGGACCACATCGCCCGGATCTTCGCCGGCGAGACCGTAACGAACAGCTCCAAGCCGGGCCGCCCGTAGAGCACCAGCCGGTTCGGCTCGTTCGGGAGTTCGACCGCCTCCGGGTACAGGTTCATCGTTTGCTGCGCCGCGGCGGCAACCGACCGGCTTGTGTAGCTGGGACCGGCAAGCGAGATCTTCATATAAACTCGGAGCGGTGGAGGAGAGCGAGACCAGGCCCGAACGCGATTTTGACGAACTCGTGCGGTCGATCTTTCACACCGTCGCCATGCAATGGAGCCCTACTGATCCGAGAGAATGTCATACCCGCCGCACCCACAACCCAGACCGCCAAGAGAAGCGATCGGACGAGGAGCGTTGAAGGACTCGAGGCGCATCAGCGATTCCCGCGCCTGCTGTCTCACGTCAGGATCCACCGGCCGCTGGAAGTGCGGCGCCAGCCTGCACGCCAGGTTCAGCGTCAACGCATCGGCGTACCCGGGCGGAAGGAAGAGCGCGTCCGATTCGCTTTCGAGTTCCGGGATCAGATGCCAGGTGTAGCACTCGAGCTGCATGGCCGTCGCCGGCTGCCCGTAGATGTAGATGTTTGACAGTGGCGATGCGCGGTCGTTGAAGAGCCCCTCGGGAATCGTGCCCGGCAGATCTTGCATGTCGACCGACGCCCACTGCTGGGGCGTGTAGATCTCGAGCGGGTACCGTAGCGCCCCGTTCTCGGTGATCACATTGGCGTGCGTGATCTCCTGCGGCCGCGGAGCGTCGAAGTCCCCGCCACTCCCCCAGGTGTAGACCTTCTTTCCGGCCTCGAGTGCGAACGTCAGGATGTCCAGCGAGTAGATGAAGTAGCGGTCGGTGTGCAGGGAGCCGAGCAGGCGGCTCAACTCTTCGATTCCGTCCTGCATCTGCGCCGCCGAAGGCGTCCTCTGCGGCCCGAGCGTGACGCCGGCCTTCCGCAGCGCGGCGTAGATGATGCGCCCCGCGCTCTGTCCGATCAAACCGGACAGGCTACCGCCGAAGGCGGCCTGGTCGAACAGGATATTGTTCCAAAGCGTATCGGGAACGGCGCTCACATGACCACCCACTTGGTTCCGTCGAATTGCAGAGTGACCGTGGCGTTTTGCGCCGCCGTCTTCGCGGTATAGATGTTTCCGGCCGCCGACACTCCGCCCGGCGCCGCATCCGTAAACTGCAACGTTTTTCGCTGGCCGGTGATGCCGCCGTTGATCGTGGCGATCACGGCGGTGCCGGTGACCTTGTAGAACCGATAGACGCCCACCGTGATCGTGGCCGCGGAGGCGATGCCCTGCGTCATCACGTCGTCGATGCCTTTGTTGTTCTCGATCAGACCCGAGAAGGTCCCGGCGAGAATCAACGGCCCCGCGCCGTTCAGCGAGAGGTCGTTTCCGGCAATCATCGAATCGCTGAGGTTGCCCTCCGCGGCGATCCCATAGGTCTGGACGCCGGCGGTGCCGAAGCTCCGGTTGCCGACGGTCGAGTTCCGGATTCGGATGCCCGACGCTCCCGCCGCGATACGGACCCCGTGGTAGCCCGCCTCGACGCCGTTATGGAAGATCTGCATGTTCGCGAAGTCAATGGCCTTCGGGGAGGACAGGGCGCCGATCCTCACGCCGTCTCGCGGACAGTCGTAGATTTTGATGTTCTCGAACTCCAGGTCATCGGCATTCGACGCGGCTGAGTATCCCACATCAATCCCCGACGCCGCGCTACCCGCCGCGTGCTGCGCGTTGATGTGGCCGTTGGCGAAACGGATCGAAAGCATCGGCGTAGTGGGCGCGGAAGAAAACCAGATACCGGCGGCCATGAAAGCGTCAATCAAAAAGTCGCTGACGTAGGTATTAAAGACCACTTGGCTTCCCGTTGGCGCGAATCGGATTCCCGTGCGCCCGGTCAACCAGAGGTGGTCGGCCTGGAGCCCGTCCACGGCCTCGATTAAGATGCAGTCCGTCACCTTGTTGAGGTCCGCAAACGGAGCGGCGATGTAGATGTTTCTGATCCGGGCACTGCCGTTCGCCGTAGGTCCGACCCGGATTCCGGCGATCGCCGTACCGGACCCGCTGTTTACGTGCGTGAATCCGTCGATGTCGATGCTCGCCGCGCCGTCGAGCACGATTCCGTAGATCGTGTTCGACGCATAGACGTCGCGGACCATGATGCCGGCGTTGGTGTCGGCCTGAATCGCCGCATAAGGGGCGGTATTGCTGCCCGACGTCATGTAGAGGTCCGATACCTGGAGTTGCATATTGGGACCGGTTGCCCGGAACATCGGGCCGGTCGCGAAGTCCGCGGCCCGGATCACATAAGCGTCGGAGAAGGAGATCCCGCACCCCTGTATGTGCGCGAATTGCGAGGTGCAGACCACCGTAGCGTGCAGCGTGATCGTCTCGGTAACCCGGATCAGGAAGCACCCACCGGCAGCCTTGACGGCGTGCAGGGCCTCCTGCAATCCTCCCGTCGCGCTCGCGATCGTCCAGGCCCCCGAGTGCGTGTTCGCGCATGTCACGATAATGCTGTTCGTCCCTACGCCTGTGATTGGCACAGCTTCCGGTGTTCCGGTCCCGCCCGTGATGTATGCCGAACCGCCGACCGCCACCCCCGGCGGCAGCTCCCCGATCACGATGCTGTTCGACCCAACCGCAAGTGACCCGCCGGGCTGAATCGGCGCGTAGTCGTACTGCCCGGCGGTGATGGCCCCCATCCCGATGTTCTGCCCGTTCGGCCCCAGGAACGACTGGATTGCCTTGACTTCGGCGGCGAGCGCGTTATGGTGCCAGGCGTCGATGAGTACTTGGACTTTTTTGCCGGCGGAATGAGTGGCTGCTGAGGTCCCGTCGAACCCGCGCCCTCCCGTAGCAACCAGCAACGCGGGGTTCGGGGCTCCTGTGACGGCCTCGATGGCGATGATCTCGTTATCGATCGTCACCAAACTATTCGCCCGGAATCCGGCCGTCGAATCTACGAATAGCACGGTGTTCACTGCGTCGATCGACACGCGAAGCTTCGTCTCGATCCGATTGTTCGCGACTTTCAACTGCTGGTCTGTCGCTACTGCGCCAGGAAAAATAGGTGTCGGTGTAGCCATTTGTCTAGCTCGCTGGTGGTTGCGCCGTCGCCATTGCCTGCGCCGGCGAGCTGGCCTGACTCCGCATGTGGTTGCTCGCGTTGAGCTGCATGATTGCCCCCTTGTAGGCCTGCGCCTGCGCCGGCAATGTCGGATCTACCTGCGAACGTGGGTATTCCGGCAGCAGGGCCATTGCGAGACCGTACCGGAGCGCAAGTTCGTATCCCTGCGGAAGGTCGATCGTTTGATTCACATCGCTGAACGCTGCGATTACCGCGTAGGTCCAGATCTCAAGCGTGCCCCCGAGCCGCGGGATCGGAGCAATGTAGACGGTCGAAGACGGGTAGGCGTAGTCGCAAAACAGCTTCTTCACATAGACGGACTGCGCCTGCTTTTCCGGGGTGGCCTCCCACCCTACGGAGTCCACAATCTCGAGCGGGGAGTCGATGCCGCCGGATTGCACCGACGCGGACTCCACCTTTACTGGCCGCTCGGCGAGGGCATAGCTGTTTGAGCCCCCGACCGCAACCACCAGGCGCTTCCGCCCCACAATTGATGCGCCTTCCGTATTCCAGCCCGAGACCAGTTGATTCAGGCTAGCGAATGCATCGTTCAGCTCGGCCGTCTCGAGCGTCTCGCCCGAGGCGATCGCACCGATCAGCCGGAACGAGGAATGGATTAATTGCGTTACGGTGGTAGGCATCGAATACCCTCAAATGCGGGTATGCGGCAATGCTGCAAAGTGCCGCAAGGTGGTAAATCGGGTTACGGCCGCTTTTTGGCAGGGGCCTTTGGCGGCGCCGCGGTCTCTTCCGGCTCGCTCGGCGGCGGAAAGATGCGAGACCATTCCGCCCCGAGCGCTGCCTCTTCCTCCTCGGATTGCACGGTCACCGGCTCATGCTGCCGGTGAAACATCATCCGGGGGTAGTCGGCCGAGTCCATCAGTTTTTGTGTTCTCCGGGCTTCGACTGTCCCGATTTGTTGATCGGGCCTTTCACGTCGACCGCCACCCCGCCCCCTGCGGCCTTCTCCTTTTCCGGGGAGGGCGGATAGACCGCGGAACGATTCCCCACTCTCTCGGACTCGGCCAGCATCTTCGCGTCCGTCAGCTCCTTGTCGACCTTCTCCGGAGCATCCTTCGCCGGCGGAATCTGCATGTAGTTGGCTTTGTCGATCGCGGCCTCCTCATGCGGCTCTTTAACCACAATCGGAGGCACCCGGTCATAGACCGAGAAGTACACCTTCGGGAAGCCTTCCTGCCACCCGCCCTCGGGCTCCGCTACCGTGCGAGGGCTCGAGAACGGCGCCCGCGGCGGCAGCGGGCCGATCGCCTCTCCCGCAACCTCGGCATGACGATTCGCAAAGCCTTTCTCCACCCCTTCGGTGCGCCGTCTCTCGGCTTCCTTCTGGACCTCTTCGGGATCGCCTGAGATTTCCGGGGGGATCTCCTGCCTCTTCACCTGGCCCGGCTCCGTGATTTCGGCGTGCCTGTTGGCGTAGCCTTTTTCCAGGCCTTTTTCGGGGAGGTCCTGCTCCTCGCGCTTCTTCTTGTCGTTCTCTTTGTCGTTCATGGTTAGCTCTCCAGTCTCACGGCCCACTCTGGCCTCTGTGCAGCGTGCCCGTACAGGACGTCTGCGCGGGTAATGAAGAGGTCGTTCATGATGTCGTAGTCCGACACCAGGCGGATCGAAACGCCGCTGTCCGGGTCCATCTGAGACGCCCCGAAATGCACGCCCTTCGGCATCGCAAGCGGCGCCATGCCGATGACGAACGCGCTCTCATGAAACGCGATCGACTGCGCCGTCAACTGATTGGCAGTTCCGATGATGGTGAGCGGAGCGCCGGCCGCCGGAGAGTTGCTGACCGTCCTAGTGGCGCCAGAAGTGGTGATCGGCGGGTAGATTGGGATCGCCGCACTGCCGTCTGCAATGCTTGAGGTGTCCGCGGTGACGACGAACTTTTGCAGGTCCGATCCCACTGCCCCCGAGACCGGGTTGACGGTGTACACCGTCGGCAAGGTAAACAGGTCGCCCTTCTTCAACCGGAGCGCCGCGGCCGCGGTGAAGCCCGTGACGTTGAGCGTCGAGCCCGTCTGGGATGCCGCGCCAACCTGCGGCGAGCCGCCGAGCGGACCCACGGTATGGACCGGGGTGTTCTGATCCATGACCCATTCAAAACCGCCCATTGTTCCCATGCGCCCGCGCTCGTACTGCTGCTTGATCTGCGTGGAGGACTGGAAGAGCCCCTGCGCGGCTTTCAAGGTGAGCGTCTGGACCTTCGGCGAGATCACCATCGTTCGCCGGCCGTCCATCGGCGTCGAGTTGAGGTCCAGGATCTCGCCCGCCTGCCATGCGGCATCCAGCATGGTGAGCGGCGAACCGGGCGTACCGAGCGCGTTGGCGGTCGCCTGGTAGGCCATGATGAGCCCGTCTACGTCGACCTGGTTGGCGAGGGCTACCGCAGCCGATTCGAGATACCGGTCACGGAAGGCGTCGATCGAGAGGGTCAGCTCGGCGCTCGTGAACTGGAACGAGACGTTCGCCTGCGTCCCCAGCGTGAGGGTCTTGTAGGTTTCGTTGACGTCCTGCGGCGTGATGACGCGCCCCTTGGCGACGGTGAATCTCACCGCATCTCTCAGCCGCAATGTGTCGCCGATCTTCGCGCCCTCTACCGCGAATTTGTCGTCCCAGGTATGGGCAATGGCGCCCGAGAACCCGAGGTTGTTCTTGAAGCGCATCAGCAATTCATTCGTGATTGCCTGCGCCGTCAACAGCACGTTTGGCACTGTCTTACCGATCCTTCATCTGCGCCTTCCGCAACCGCACGTACTCCGGAAAAGGGATATTCGGGTCGAATATCGATCTCGTCATCGGCTTTGCCGGCCGGGTGGCGCCGGGGGGCGGTTTGGGCGCTGCTGTGATCCTGTTGCCGTTCGCAGGTTCACCGGATGGAGGGGAAAGAATCGCGGATAGACGACCGACCTCGCGCACTGCCGCACGGGGCGGCAACGCCGCAATGCGAGCGATCTCGTCAGGGTGCTGCGCGAGCCAGTAGAGAACCTCCGCGCCGGCCTCGTCCTCTTGGATTGCCTGGAGAGCGTCTGCCACCCCAGGACCTTCAGGGGCTGGAACCGAACTGATCAAGTCGTCGTAGTCCGGATGCGCTTTACGCGCCGCCCGCTGCCTCGAGTCCCACTCGGCTTGGATCTTCTCTGCTGCTTTGCGCTGTTCGAGCTTCTGCCGTTCCGTTTCCCGCTCCTCGTCGATCTTCGTGCGGTCCCATCGATTCCAGGCCTTCTGCCACGCCTCGAGACTGTCGAAGTTCTCGAGCTTCGGCTCGCTGGGGTCTGGAATCGGATTGGGTGGCGGTTCGGCCGGTGGCTTCGGCTGGCTCGCTGCCGCGGCGAGCTGCGCCCGGAGCTGTTCGTTCTCCCGGGCCAGCTTCTCGATCTTCCGCTGCCGCGATCCCCCTCGGCCTTTCCCTGGTTCGTCGTCTTCCTCTTTTTCCGGTTGTTCTGCGGGTGGATGTTCCGGACCTGGTTCCGGCGCGGGTTCTGCCGCAGGCGGCGGTTCACTCGCCGGCGGCTCAGGCTGTGGTGTAGCCGCTACAGGAGGGTCACCCGACTTTCGCCACTTCACATACTCGCGGAAGTCCGCGGCCTCGGATGGTGGCTTCTGTTCCGGCGACTCGCTGCCCTGTGGAGCGGTCTCTTCTGGGGTCATAAATTGGGTGGTAGAGCCTCGGCCGGCGGCAGATCCATCGGGGTATCCGCCGCCGGCTCAACGTCAGGAGCGGAAGAGGACGGCCCGACAGAGCCCTCTGCTGCCGCTCCGCTCGCCATGCTCGCGATTTGCATCTTGAGCAGGGCCAGTTCCTGGCTTAACGCTGATATGTCTTCCCGGGACTTGAGCTGCGCTTCCGTGGTCACCAGCTTTACCTGGGCGTCGAGCGCTGCCTGCCGGTCTGAACTCTCGATCTTGGCCGTCTCCATGCGCTCGCGGGATTCCATCTCGATGCGCTTGGTCCGGATCTCCTCGTTCGCCTGTTGAAGGGCCATCTGCATCTGCTCGAGCTGCTGGGCCATCTGCTGGTTCTCGGCCAGTAGCATCTCCTGCGGCTTGCCCGGCTGATCCTGGAGATGCGGAGGCAGGGAACGCGCCAGGCGCTGCGCGATCTCGTCCGAGCCCTTGAAGTTCAGGTTCTTGAAGACCAGGTCCCCGGCGATCTGCATCAGCGGCGGGTAGGCCTGCGCGAGCTGGGTCAGCGTCTCCGCGGCCTGCTCCTGCTGTGTCTTGTATGCTGGCCCGATCTTCAGACGGACATCGTACTTCCCGGCCTTGAGGTCGTGGCACTGCTCCTGGTTCCACTCGTTGGTGAAAACCTGGTTGACCGCGACGACCTGCTGCTCCATGTCCTCGCCGAGGATCCGCACCTGCCGCGGGGTGTCGTAGATCTTCGGGATCAGGTCGCAGAGGATGGTCCCGCAGTGCAGGATGGCGCGGTTCAGGTTGTCGATGAAGTGGAAGTTGGTGAATCCGCCTTGCGACTGGCGCTGCCGGATCGCCACGCCCGAGGTCTCGTTTGACATCGCGCCCAGCGAGGCGTCGTAGATATTCGTGGTAGCTTTGATATCGTCTGAGGCCTGCGCCGCCCCGAAGCTCAACGCCTGAATCGGAGGCTCTGCCAGGTTGCGCTGGGGCGGCGGCGCCGGGTTGCCGGCGATGTCGAGCGGCTCGTACTCGAGGTAGGCCCACGGGACGCTATTGGCGGTAGCCCATCTGGGGTCCTTGAAGACCCCTTTAGCCCCGATCCACGGGGCCTTCGTCCCGAGCATGACCGTCTCCGCTTCCGAGCTGCGATAGAAGTTGTAGAGCTTCTGCGGATCGCGGGCGAACCGGATGAGCGAGAAGACGTGCCGCTTGTCTTCGATGTACATCTCCTCGCCCGGCACGATTAGAATCGGGATCCACTGGCCCTTCCACTCCGTTTTGTCGAGCACCTCGATGCCGTTCAGCCGGCACATCCGGATATGGCGGATCTGGTCTTCGCGCTCTATGCGGTCCCCTGCGTCATCTGTCGCATACTGGCACCCGGGCGGAAGATCCGCCGGCAGGCTGTCGGTGTACTCGTTGGTGATTTTTCCATCCGGCCACCGGATCGCCGCGAGTGTTTTGGTCTCGATGTCGACATACCAGTACCGGGCGATTTGCACGCCTTCCCGGCCCACCCATTCCGGCGCCGGGTTCGTCACCCCGTCGAAGTACCGCGCCTTCGTGAGGTCCGTGTCGTCGCCGAATTCCGCCTCGTACTCCTCCCGGGAGAACCACTCGAGTTCGACCGCCCACATCATGTCCGACTTGTCCGCGGCCTTCGCAAACGGGTCGGTGTAGATGCTGAACTGATTGGTTACGCGCTCGATCCGGAGTTCCTGGTCGAACGTCTTGTTGCCGCAGTAGCGCGTCGTTACCTTGAACGCGCCGATCGCGCCCTTCGTGCTCTGCTCGAGCGCCGTCTCGTAAACCTGCTCTGCCTTCGACGCATATTCGATGTGCCGGATCATGCCCTCGATCACGAGGGCCGTGTCCTTGTCGCCCGTGGAGTCGACCGGGAGCACCTGCATCCCGGGCTTGTTCATGCGGGCCTCGTTCGCCACCATCGCCAACGGCCCGGTTAATTTGTTGAAGGTGAGGCAGGGCCTGCTGCCGCCTGCGCCCGTCGCCTTCCGCCGGCGCTCGTCGTCCGCGTCCCACTGCTGGCCCGCGGCGAACCGGAGGTCGACCAGGGCCTCTGCACGGATCTCCCGCTCTGCCTCCTCCGCGAGCTTCAGCCGCTTGCGGCACGTTGCGACAATGTCATCGTCCGTTTGTTTTTGGGGCACTGAGCTATCGGGTCAGGTTCGCGTACCATTCCGGCTTCTGGCCGTGCGCGTAGTGGTATTGCAGGTAGTCGATGATCGCCTGCGCCCGGTCGTCCACGCCCGTCACCGTCGCGCCCGCGAATTCCAGCATGTCGTTCATCTCTTTGATTAGGGCCGGTCCCAGGTTCCGCGGCGTCTCGTCTGGGTCACTGTATCTCCGCTCGTACACCGGGATCATGACGTGGAGCATGGTCCGCATCTCCTCCTGGTAGTCGCGGCCCGATATGTCGGTCGGCAGAGGCTGGTACACCCTATTTGCCCTCCATCATGTCTTTCAACGAGCGCTTCGGTTTCGTGCGCCCCGTGCGCCCCGTGCGCCGCGCCGTGTCCAACGCGATAGCGACGGCCTGCTTCTGGGGCTTGCCAGCGGCCATCTCCGTCTTGATGTTTTCGCTGATTGCCTTCCGGCTTTTCCCTTTAATTAGAGGCATTTGACCCTCGTTGCCGGTTCGGTGGGGTAATCAATTGCGATATTGCGCGTTCGCGAAATATCTTCATTTCTGAATGATCGATAAGGGCTGTTATCTTACATTCACGCCATCCATGAGCCCGCGCCGCCCCCGCGCCAACGCTCCTGGGGCTCCTCTGCGGCAATCGGCGGTACGTATGCCGCAAAGGTGAGCGCAAGGGCGTCTGCCCGGTCTGGACTCGCCACCCCGCGCTTCTGCATGTCCTCTTTCGATTCCAGGACGAGCTGGTCCCGGCGGTTGAGGTGTGACCCCGGGGCCGTGAGGTCTGTCTCAAGCACCACGTCATCCGGAATCCCGCCGATCTCGAGCCAGTCCTTCAGCTTCTGCCACATGTACGCCCGCAGGTTCGCCTGGTGCCGGTCATGCGACGGGCCGCCGAAGTTGACCTCGACCACATTCTCGAATCCCATCACCTTCAGCCGCTCCACGTATGGAGCCCCGAACGCCGAGTCCACGAAGAGCATCGAGACTTTGCGGCCCGGCCGCTTGTCGCCCATCACCTCGGCGAGCTTTGCCAAGATCGCGCCCCTCTCCTGCGAGTGCTCGCCCGGGATGCAGATCGGAGGGATGCTCCTGGCGTCTGTGCCGCGGCGGAACCAGACCACGTTCCACGCCTGGCCGCCTCCCGAGACGTCGAAGCCTGCGATCAGCGGATCGTCTGCAAATGGCTGCACGATGCGGCGCTTTGCCGCGTCGACCCGGTCCTGGTCGATGAACTGCAGGTCGCCGGCTCGAGGCGCGATACCGCGGACGCGAACCCGCACATAATCGTGGTCCTCGCCGTAATCCTGGATCCACTGCTCGATCAGTTCCTTGTTGGTGAAGCGGGACTGACGGGAGTCGGTGCAGCGGACATTCCAGCGGTCGCGAAACTTCCCAAAGCAGACTTCATAGAAGCGTCCGCTTTTTCGCGCCGGCTGGCCCCACGCGAACATCATCGGCTCCCCATCGGTCAGCCCACCCTGCGCGACGTCCCAGATGGAATCGTGGATGTGCGAGGCCTCATCGAACATGTACCAGCTCGTGCTGGTCCTCGCGTGCTGGCCGGCGAAGGCCTGCGCCGATTCCGGCTTGCAGGTCTGCGCGACAACCTTCCAACTCTCCGGGTCCTGCTTGTGGTAGATGCCCTTGGCGCGAACGTGGAACCAGTGGCCCGTGATACAGAGCTTCGTCCACCGCTGGATGGCTGCCCATGTCCTGCTCTCGAGCTGCGGGTAGGTATTCGCGGTGACCGTGCCGATCGAATACGGCCTGGTCGACAGGATCCAGTTTGCCAGCCAGGCGCCCTTTACACTCTTCCCGGTTCCGTGGCCCGAGCTTTCCGCCATCAGGATCGGCATCACCGGCGTGGTCCCGTTGAACTTCCGCCGGCGCACCTCCGCGCCAAGGTCCCGCAAAAACTGCTCCTGGTTGGCGTCCGGCCCGGGCTCGCCCGCGAGTTCACCAGGCTGGCCCCACGGGTATGCGTAGCGGACGAACCCCAACGGGTCGTCGTAGTACTGCATGATCTCTTCTGCCAACTCGAGGTCAGCCGGCTGCGCGATCGTCATTGGTCACACAAACGGGAATCGATCGGGCGTGCGCCGGCGGCCGTCTGGAGTTCTCCCGCGCTACCGTCCGGCACAGGCCGAGCTGGCGAGCGATACGGAATGCCGCGCCCCATGCGTTGGGGTGGGTGGGCTTGGTCGTCACCATCGAGCGCACCTCGTTGACCGTCCACAGTCCCGGTTTGAGCGTTTTGATGACCCTGCAAACTTCAAAGATGAAGTCGACGTTGTTCCGTGCAACCGACACGATCCCTTCGTCCCGCAGGTTCTCCCCAACAAATAAGGTCTGCTGGTTGGGGTCTCGGTAGTACTTCATGGCCTTTTACCCGGGGCGCAGGACCCGGCGATATGATCCCGATTGCCGGCGCACGCGCCCGAGCACTCTCCCTCGGCCGTCAGTTCGCAGCACCGGCACGCCGGGCACCTCCGCACCAGGAACAGCCGCGCCGGCGGATCATCGAACTCGAACGCAACCAACCCGAACGCAAGCTGCGCCGGCGCCCGATCACACCGCACCGCCCGCCCGCTTCCGCTCAACCGCCGCTTCATGCGCCGTTACTGCCTTCCTGCTTCGCGATGAACTCGCGCATGCATCGGATCATGTCGTCGCGTTGCGCGTTGGATATGTAGAACAGATCGCCGCCCTCGCCGAAACTGAACAGAAGCAGCGTGAACCCCCAACCTTCCGGCAACCGGTTGCCGATTATCTTGCCGATGTCGCGTAAGAGAACTTCGACCTCGGCATTGCGAACCTCGTATCGTGAATCGTTCATGCCGAGCCACGTTATCATGTCGTACCACTCGGGCTTGTGCCCGCCGGCGTAGTGATACATCAGGTACTCGACAACCGCTTGCGCCCGATCCGGCACGGCCGTCACCGTCGCGCCGGCGAATTCCAGCATGTCGTTTGAACTCCACGATGAGCGCCGGCCCGAGGTTCCGAGGCGTCTCGCCTGGATCGCAGTACCGGCGCTCGTACACCGGGATCATCGGCCGTCAGTTCGCAGCACCGGCACGCCGGGCACTTTGCGTGTACGACACGATCAACCTGTTGCTGCGTCTGGTCCTGGTCCTGCGTCATTCTTCTGCATCTCGACTACCCGTCGCCTGGCGGCCTGCATCCGCTCCACCAGGTCAATCGAGCCCGTGACATCCACTGAGGTGTGCTCGCGATAGAGCGCCGGCCGGAATCGTTTCAGCAGGGCGATCAGGAGCTGGTCCGAGTACTCCGTCTCATACGCAGTCCGGGCACTCTTCCCGCGGCCGGTCTTGATCGGCTTGCCCTTGTACCAGAGCATCCGCTTCACACCGTCTTTCGCCCGCCGGATCGCTTCGTCCTCGAGCGCCTGTGCCAGGTCCTCGACTTGCTCCTGCCACTTCTGCTTGTAATCCGGGTAGCGCTGCATCCAGTCGTAGTGGGCGTACGGCGGGATATTTGCCGCCTTGGCAGCGAGCCGAACATTCGGCACGAGCTGGAAGGCCGCCAGGAAGTTCGCCTGCTGAATTTCTGTGGTGAAGCGTCGTTTACGCGGCAAACTGCGGCACCTTGCGAAACGTCCAGACACCCCGCGGATTGTCCTCGGTCTCGTGGTTGTGAGTCTCTGGACGGCCGGTGGGGGGGCGGGTGAGCCGCAGGTACAGCGCAGCATCGCCGCATACTGCGATCAACGCTCGCACCCGGCGCTTTGTCCCCACCGGTCGCACGCGCCCCGACTCGAGCAGACGCGGAACGCTTGCGATCGGGGCGTGATAAAGCAGTTCATGGTCCGGGCTGAGAACGGGCAGGGTATTGCAAGACACGGGGACTACTGAAGGGGGTTTGGGAGTTTGATTTTTACCGTCGCATCCGATAACCGACGTGTGCCGATCCCAACAACGGCGAACGAAATTCCTGTTTCCTGATTATAATCGACGTGCCATGACTGTCAACGAGTTGGTGGAGCTGCTCGAGCCCGAGAAGCGGGGGAGTCTGCCGGTGCGCGTCCGGTGCCAGTGGCACGGAGAAGCGCCGGCCCATGCGGAATTCGACATCGCATATGCCGCAGAGGTGATCGAACCCGACACGGGAGAGGACGTCATCCTGCTCGAGTGCCGCCAGGACGGATGACCGGGTCAGTTCTGTAGATCTACTTTTACTGGTTCCACCATCATCGAAGGATCGGTGCCGAACCGCAGGAACCGCTCCTCGAGCGGAGCCTCCGGGAACTCCACCTCGAGCATGTGCTTGGCATAGCCCATGATCCGCGAAGCGTGAATCACCGCCAGCGCTCTGAGATCGACCCCGTTGACGTCGACCAGCTCCTCGAACACCAGGCGCCCGTCGCCGAATCCCCGAATCGTGATCGTCATAGCGGATCCATCCCCATCTCGGCCGCCATCTTCATGCAGGACCGGAGCTGCTCCCGGGTGTTCGCCCGTCGCGCCTTCATGCGGAGTAGCGAGAGCGCCAGCCGGGCCGCGGCCGGCCGCTGCTCATCTTCCCAGACTGGAGACTGCACCCACTGCCGCAGGTAGGTCTGGACAATCATCAAGTCCATGATGGTCATGTCCTCGCCGGCGATGTAGCGCCCCATCGATTCCCCATAGCTTGAAAGATGGTCTCGCCAGTACCGCGGCGCGGCGTTTTGCGGCTCTGGCTTCGCCAATTTCGCTGAAGTACGGCCACTCATGGTGCTATATTCTTCAAGCACGAGTGTGTGAAAGGCCTCTCTCACCTCCCCAGGATCAGAGACCTTTCGCTTGGAGATGACATGAAACAGCAACCCGAATATATCACGAAGGAGCTTGCCGCCAAACGGGCCGGGAAGTCCGTCCGGCGCCTGCTCGAGCTTGCGGCCACCGGCCGCATCCGGAAGAAAATCATTCAGGACGAGAAGAACGCCGGCCGGGCGCTTTCCCTGTTCCATGCCGGGGATATTGCAGCCCTCCGTGCCGGGGTCGTTCCCCCACCGGCCCAGGCTCTGCAAATATCCAGTCCGGTGCGGCAGATTGCGGCCGTGCCGCACACCGGCCCCCTCAACGGGACCTCGGTGGCGCCCGCTAAGATGCGGCCTTGGCTCACGATAGCGGAAGCCGCGGACTACACCGGCCTGCCCGAGTCCTTCCTCCTCCATATGATCGAGGAAGGCGATTTGCCGGCCCTTGACGTTGGGGTGCGCCCCGGGGGGAAGTGGCGGGTGTCCCGCCGGGCTCTCGACGGAATCTCCGCGGGTTGAGAAAAAACGCCCACCCGAAGGTTGTCTGCAACCTGTAACGGGACTACCCTAGGAATCGCTGAAATCTCTCGGCCCGAGCGTTAGCGCCACCCTCTTGGTGAGTGTTCCCGCGGGAGGATCCAGCACTACAACCGAACTTGTTTCGGGGCCTTCCCCGGAACAGGACCTGTTATGTGCTATCATGCGTACGCTCGGCTGATCCCCGGGCAATTTGGATTTGGACACGGCGGCTGCCTGCGCCCCAAAACGCAGGGTTTGACCGGCCGCCGTTCCAATTCAGCTTCTGTCAAACGAGGGAGTTAAAACGAACCCGCACTCCCAACTCGCGAAGCACTGCAAACGGTCAGAGACCGAGCATCGCGGCCGCGTTACCCGTCCAAAGCCTTCGCTTCCGGTAGTAGAACCGCAGGGATTGCGTGGACTTGTGCCCGGTGTGTGCGGCAATGAGCGTGTCGGAGACCCCGCGTTCCGCTGCCTCGGTGACGAACCCAGCTCGCAGGGAATGGGCTCCGTACAGCTTCGGGTCCAGCCCGATCAAAGCCACGCTGCGCTTGACGATCTTGGCGACGGCCTCCGCATCCATCGGCCCGCCGGCGTTCCCGCGGTCCAGGCGCGTGAACAGGCGGCCGGGACCAGGTCGGCGCCGTCTGAGCCATCCGAGGAGGCTGGTCGAGGTGCAGGTACGGGGATCGGCGCCTCTGGGCAGTGCGACAAACCGCCCGACTCCCTCCTGGTCCTGCTTCTCCCGGCGGATCGTGAGAATGACGCCCTGCCCGGTGAATTCGACGTCATCAAGGTCGAGGGCGACAATGTTCGACCGTCGCAGGGCCGAGACGAAGCCGAGCACCAGGATCGCGTGGTCCCGAGCCGCCGCCGGCGTGTCCGTCCGGAGCAGGACATCGGCGATCGCCCGGAGCTGCTCGAGGTGCAGGGGCTCCTTCTGCGCCGGGCGCTCCAGCCGTTGACGGGTGGCCCCGCAGAGCAGGATCCGGACCTCATCGGTGTACGGGGATGCGAGTCCGGCCTGCTGGTGGTAGTGCTTGACGGAGCACACCCGCCGGCGGGCCGTCTTGACCGTCTTCCCCTGATCGAGGATCCGGGCTACATAGAGGCCCAGCGTGTCGGCGCTCGCCGGCAGGGAGGGGCGGCTGATCTCGCTGCAAAACTCCTCGAACATCGACCAGTCGTAGCGATAGCTGCTGATCGTGTTCGGGGAGAGCACGGCCCGGCTCAGGTAGGTGCGGATCGTCTGAAGTTTTTCAATCTCGTGTGCGTGAAAAAGTTGCCGTTGCGTGTCCATAGCAGCGGCAGGTTATCATGCCGCCCCAGCCCCGCTACTACGCCGCAGGGCAGGCGCCTGGAACCGCTACACTACAGTGCCTGCTCAGGGGCTTGGTTCCTGAGACACTCTTCCGCCGAGGGCGCGAGAGCACTACATTCTAGCAGCGCCATGCCGCGCCTCGGACGGGCACCCCCTCCGACGGCCGGAAAGACTCACCGCAGGGCCAAATCCGCCAAGATTAACTCCCTGCGACAAGTTGGATGAACGCGCCGGAAAGGCGTACCGCCCTTCCAGCATAAGGCCTTCCCAGCGTTCTTCCAATCCCGAAATTGTTTTTACTTTCACAGGGGGTCAGGATGAACGTGGTACTTCCCGCACTTCGAAACGAAAAGAGCCCGGCAGTTGACAGTACTGTCAACCAAAAGGGCGGTATCCAGTGAACCGCCCGAAGCCGAAGTCCCTCGCCAGCGTCACCCACTTCGCAAAGGTGTCCAGAGCGGTCGTCTTGCGCCGGATGGCGCCCGACCAGTGCTTCAGTTCCCGCGTTTTCTGGGCACTCGTCCTCTGGTCATGGTGCGGGCCAGAGAAGAGCGAGGATGGCGCCGTCCTCCGGAAAACCACCAAGGGGTTCTACCCGCGGGATATGAACGACCAGCCGATGATGGTCCCGGCCAGGCAAAAGGACATCCTCGAGTTGCTAGGCCTTGGCGAGATCTGGAAGGGGCACATGTCCCGTGTGGTTGCACACCTCTCCGAGAGCGGCCAACTATGGACTGATGATGACGGAATAATGTATGTTGATCCTTGTCCGCCCGCCTTTGAAGACCTCGAGTCAGTTGACAGTACTGTCAACCAAAAGTGGCAAATAGCAGACCGCACCGTCCGATTCTCGGACCTTGACCCGGTTGACAGTACTTTATCCATCGAGTGCCTGGAGGAACTCAGTACAGCCTGGAAAACGGCCCTCAACGAACTCCGTACTGTCCACCGAAAGTTGCTGGTACAGGCCATTTCCGAAGGGCGCATCCTTATTGATAAGAAGAGAGAGAGTAGAAGAGAAGAAGAGTCATCCTCATCCTCCGCAGTTCCTGAACCTCCCTACGAGGGAAAAGAGGAGGAGGAGGAGCCCGCCGCGCTCGTTCTTCGCCCCCCTGACGAGCCCCCAGGCCCTGCCGAGCACCCAGCCTCCTGGGCCACGTTCAAGGAGGCGTACCCGCCCGATCACCTGGATGGCCCGAAGGCTAAACCGCTGTTTGAGGCCCTCTCCCCGCAACAAAAACGAAACTGCATCGAACGGCTGCAAGTTTACCGGCAGTGCCCCCGCTGGCAGAAGTCCCCCCAGTACATCCCTCTCGCCTCAAACTGGCTCCAATCCGCTTACGACGAACCGCCGCCGCCCTTCTACGAGAGGAAGCCGGGGAAGAAGGGATTTACGGAGGAAGTCATGGGCGAATTTCAGAGGCAGTTCAACAAATGGGGAGAGGTCCTATGAACCCCGAAAAACTGGTCGAGTTGATCGGTGCTTGGGGTTGCCTGCGGTTCTTTCCGGCTGACGTTCAGGGGCGGGCCGCCGTCGCGAAGCTGGTTGCAGCCATGTGTTCCAACCTGGAGCAGGTCCGCTGGCTGAAGGATAGGCTTTTATTCCTGTTCGACGAGTGGCCGGGTCCGCGGACGCTCCGGATGGTCTACTGCCAGCGGTGGAAGCCCGCGGACGGTATCGATATCCGCGCATCCTTCTGCGAGCAGTACCCGGACGGGTTCCCGCCGCTCAAGGCCGAGGCCCCGTCCCTCAAATTGCCGCCGGGTACGGTCGACGTCGAACTCCAAGCCGCCATGAATCAGGCCCTCCTTGAGTCCCCGTCCATGTCGGAACCGAAACCTGTGGACTGGAAGCGAGCGCAGGAGTTCGACCAGCTCCTCGAGGAAACACTGACTTCTCCCGATGACCGGCCGAAGCCGAAACTGGTTCCGCGGCGGCCCCAGAGTGACGTGGTGCGGCTCAACGATGACCCGGTACACGAGCCCCGGCCCGCCGGCACCTACAAGCCAATTACCCAAGCGGATGTCGAAGCCGCCGTGAAGCAGCTCCATGCTCAAAACTCCGGTGGAGAAGATGAGTCTCGATCAGCTTGAAGCCATGATCCGCTACCACCTGGGAAACGCCGAGACCTTCGATCGTGCCCGGGAGCCTCTGATGGCTGCGGAGTTTCGCAAGATCGCGGAGCAATACCAGATCGAACTCATGAGGAGGTTTGAATGATCCCCCGCTGCTTCCCTATTCCTTTAGACCATCACCTGTACCAAGTCCGGCCGCAGTCGAGATGGGCTGCCCTCCTGATTGCCTGGGTCCACCAGGCCGAGGGCCGGCAGACAGGTGAAATCTGCCAGTGCAGATGCTGTGAATGGAGCCGTCAGTATGAGCAAGGACGAAATACGCCACGAGATTGCACGGTGTGACCGGGAGATCGCCACGATGGAGGCCCAGGAGCCCGTCGCGCCGGCCTACCTCACCACGCTCGGCATCATGGACTGGCACTGGGAACGCCGGCTGCTCGAGGGGCTCCTCGAATCGGCCGAGTCCTACGAGGCCTCGGAGGCGCTGCTCTCCGCCCGTGTATGAAGCCGGAATAGGTCTCTCTGATCTGCTGACCCTGGCTGCGAAGTGCAGCAAGGAGTGGAGGCATATGTCCTGCGTCGATCGGCAAAAGTTCACCGCGGCGGTAGAAGACTTCTACGGGTACTACGCCGCGATCGCCGAGCACACCCGCCGCGATTCCCACCGGGTGTTTATGGCCGCGTCCTCGAGGTAAAGCATGATCCTCCCCCACCATGACGACTACCGCCCGCCGCGGGACCACCGGCCGGGCATCTGGATTGAGCGCATTATCCTGATCATCGGAACTGTCTTCTTCGCCGGCATCCTCTACCTCTTCGGCAGCAATATACTGCGATAGTGAGCCTCCTCGCCCGCCGCCGAGCGTTTATTGCTGCATACCGGAAGACCGGATCTGTAGAGGCCGCCGCGGCCGAGCTGGGCCTCGAGCCCTCAATCCATGACGAGTGGATGAAGGACTGGCTGTACCGCGGCGCCTTCGCTGAGACCATCAAGGAAATGAAGGCCGCGGCCGCTGCCAACGCGCCGCCACCTCCCCCGCCCAAGCGCCCGCCAGGCCGGCCGAGGAAGGTGCTCACCGAGCCCCCGCCGCCGAAGAGACCTCGAGGACGGCCGCCGAAGAACCCGGGCCGCCCGGCCTCAAAGCTGGTCGAAAAACGACAAGTAAGTGTCGAATCTCCCCAGGATTCCCTTCCCTTGGCCCCTGTGGCCACAGAATTGGCCCCAGTGGCCACAGAGACGCCCCAGGAGCCATCGGAAGCGCCTGCCCCACCTCCAGCTACCCCCCCGCTCGAGGGGCACGTCTTTGAGGGGAAGAAGGGCTACGTAAAGCTCTACGTGCCCGAGGGGGAGGTCCCGGCGCCGCCGCCCGAGCCCGAGAGGGCAAAGCGCCAGGTGGAGCCGGCCCCGGACCCGGTGCTCGAGATCACCGTTGCCACAGACGAGCAGCAGCGGGCTCTGGTCGATGAGTACGGCGAGTTGGACCGCAGGATGCAGCTCCGGGCCACGGACACGGCCCGGTATGAATCGTTGAAGCGGGGAATCAAGAACTGGTTCTCAGCCGTCCCGCCGGATGCAGACGGGACTGTCGAAGGCGACGTCTACCTGCTGCACCTCTCGGCCTGCGAACGGGAGAGGAAGGTTCGGTCAGTGCGGGAGCTGGTGGAGGTGATCGGACTCGAGCAGGTGCTGGACCTGGCCGTCGTCCCGCTCGGCACCCTCGAGAACCTCATTGGCAGAACGCGGGTGGATGCTCTAACGGTCGAGACCAGGAGCGGAAGCCGGCGGATCAAGGCGATCCCGAAGAGGCCGGCGGCAGTGACGGCAGGCTGAACATGCTTCACGCATGGCCCCGACGTCTCAGGAACCAAGCCCCTGAGCAGGCACTTCCACATGGAACCACAAAGCGCCTCACCATCAACGCCCTCGGTGTCTCAGGAACCAAGCCCCCGAGCAGGCACTTCTACAATCTCACGATCGAGAATTTCGACCTGATCCAGAAGGTCGCAGGTACCAAGCCCCTACGCAGGCACTTCTACTCGAAGAAACGGCAGTAGTGTGCCTTGATTTCATCGTCGCAGCCACCAAGCCGCTGCGCGGGCACTTCTCCCATGATCTGCGCCGTGAGGGTGCCCTCCCCGCGGAACCCACGAAAATGGAGTTCCCCACCGTGTTTCCGGCCGGCATCGGCCCTTTGCACGATGTCGTTATAGGAGCCCCAGAAGAGGCCCATACTGGCTGCGGCCTGGCGTGCCCGCTTGATGCGAGCGCCCGGTCCTCGTTGATGACCGGCGCCACCCGCGCCGGGACGCACCCGTAGACGTAAACTCTGCTCTCAATCGAATTGTCTTTTTGTCTCTGCATCGGCGCATTAATCCACAGTGTCGCGACTCATGCTGGCCGATTGACTTTAGCCCAGCGCTTCCGCTGCGCCGCCGCGATCCTCGCCCGGCCTTCGGGACTGATGTGATGGTGCTTCTTCTCTGGTCGTAAAACAGTTGATGGCGGCCCGCTTGCCGAGCCGCCTCTGAATGTCCGCTATCGCCGTGGTTACTTCCTCGCGTCTCAATTCATAACCGCGAAGAGCCGCGGCGAATAGTTCAGGGTCGTTCTTCCGCATGCCCTAAAAGATTACTGTAGAATGGCGATCATTGGTTCGGCTGTTTTTACCGGAGGCTCGCTTGCAGCAGTCAGCGGGAGGGAGAAGTCCCGGTGCCGCCACCCGAGCCCGAGCGGGAGGATTAAAGCAATCCCGAAGCGGCCGGCCGCGGTGATAAATCTTGGCTAAATACAACCAGGACCGTATTGATGCCGGCGAGCCGCTTCTGATCCCGTTACGCCTGATCTCCCTTGCGTTCTCGATTGCCTCTCACGCGGATGAACTGGTCGCGAATCTTCTCAAGGATAAATCGTTAGGGTCTGCGTTCCGCGAATTAATCATCGACCTTCGCGAATTTGAAATGCACACGATCACCGGGGGAGAGGCCGAAGAGAGCGGCTACGAGCTGTCCCAGGACCTTTTAGAATCCAACTTTCTAAAGGCAGAACTGCGGGATGGAGTGCTCCGCTTGTGGGACCAGTACGCAGTCAAGGAGTGACCCGCGGGCGCGACAGATGACGGGCCTCCCCCAATCGCCGGCTACCGTTCGCTGCCCGATCCGCCTTGCTTCGATTCGGTCACGTTGCCCTGCTGGATCTGTTCTTTCGCCTCTGCATCGGGAAGATCAACAGACTGGCCTTTCTGGTAGGCTTGCCCGTTCTTTCCCGTGAATTCCTTCTGGACTTGTACGCGCATATGTTCCTCCGATGGTCTATCGATACACGCTACTTGCCGCCGTTCGTGACCTCACGCAACCTGCTCCTCATGGATTCACCCGGGTAGTGGCTGGGATCTTGTATGGTTTAAATCCCGGGTTCCCGGCGTTCATCTCGTTGATGAACTTCAGCCAGTCCCAGTACAGGTCCTCATTGCCGTTACGTCTGACCGATCCCAACCCATACCCCACCATCATCAGGAGCTGCTGGTAGTCGTCCTGGCTCATCTCGAGAATGATCCGGTCTCCGTCTTCCGTGTATTTCATGGATTCACCCGTGTCCACTTGCCGTGCCAGAGAATCCGCTCTTTCGGTGGGGTGCTCATGCTGCCTCTTCCTTTCCCGCCTTCCACTCTCTATTGAGTTCCTGCACCAACTCAGCGATTGTAAGCCTGTGACGCTCGAGGATTCGAGCCTCGCATGCCTCCCGGTCTCTGTGGTGAGAGTGAGGAGCCTGTGTATGACAGTCCGTGCAGAGCGGGATGCACGAGAAGTCTGAGGCCTTCACCGCCATCCCGCCATCCGAGCCGGTGTGTGCTGCCTCTACGTCGTAGGTGGAGCCGCAGCAGGCGCAGGCCTGCTGCCGGATCCACGCCTTGAACTTCCAGCTTCTGGCCGGCCCGCGGGAAGACGAGCGCCGCGGCGAGCGGCGCTTCGGCTTCACCCCGTGAACTTGGTAGTAGAGCCAACGAGAACTCACCGAGCCTCCAGCAGGTAGAACAGAGCGAACATCACCAGCACCAGCACCAGACCGAGTCCATCCATCAGGCGTCTCACTTGCGCCCTCGCGAGATCTGCTCGAGCCGGTAGCGAAGCATCTCCTCGGCCGGCGAGAGCGTTGAGACCCGCCGCTTGTAGTTCAGCCGGTAGAGTTCAGCCCGTTGCTCGTCAGTGAGCAGAGAAGGAGCGGCGGCAGGAATCTCCTGCTGCGCTGCGAGCTTCTCGGGGTTTGCGCCTAGACAGATCAGATCTAGGCGTCGAAGTGGGCGTTTACCAAAAGGCGTGGTGCACATAATAAAAATATATTATGATGATGACGATGAGTCAAGATGATAAGCTTCCTGAAAACCCTGCTAGCCCCTGGATCGGATATGATGATGACGATGAGCGAAACATTGACATGTCGCAGATGCGGACACCAATGGACCCGGCGCAAACCCAGCCGTCCAGCTCAATGCCCGAATTGCAAGCAGACAAGGTGGGACACGCCGTCCCGCTGGTCTCCGCAACAAAAGGCTTCGTCTACTTCATCGAAACGGAAGATGGCCAGTTCATCAAGATCGGATTCTCGGTGAATGTACATCGCAGAATGGGGCAGATCGCCCTTCTCGCGCCATCGCGCCTGATCGGCTTTTTCCCTGCCTCACCCCAGACAGAATATTGGATACATCGCAAATTTGCTCTGAGTCGTCACGTTGGAGAGTGGTTCCGCTCTTCAATGGAACTACGCGAGTTCATTGATAGTCTCGGTCTCATCACCGACACATTGGAAGCCGCATCCCCCGAGCCGCCTTCCCGGCATAGCGCGGAACCAAGCGACCCGGACATCCTTAACGCCGCCGCGCTCATGGGGCGAAAGGGCGGGAAGAAGAAGGCGAAGATGGACCCGGAACAGGCCCGGCAGATCAGGTCTGCCGGCGGGAAGGCCCGCTGGGGGAAGAAGAAATGACGCCAGACCGAGACCTGTTTATAGAAGGCGTCACGCGCCTGTGGCAGTGTTTCCTGATGTCATGCTGGGCGGTGTTCATGGGCTGGCTCGGTGGTCTCGCATGGAACTTCAGCACCAGACTGAGCGCCCCCCTGCGCCGCCCGCTCGCACAGGTGAGCCTGGACGAACTCATAGGTGGCGGTAGCTTGGGTTTCTTCTTCGGCGCCCTCACGGGGCTGCTGTGGATACTCGCGCTCGTCGTCCTATGGCGCGGCATGCGGAAGCTGTGGTGCGACTATGAGGAGATCGTGTAGCGCCCGGAGCGCCCGCTAAACCATTCCTCCCCCGCACCTTATACCGCATCTCAGACCGCGCCGGCGCAGCAAACGGCGCGGTTTTCTCTTTTCTGTCAGTTCTTTACGGACCGTGAAGTCCCGCCGCAGCCAAGGCATTCCTCACGCTCTTTTGGCGTTTTCCGGATGTCGATATTCCACGGAAACTTGAGAATGCCCACTTGGTTCGCCTTTCACATAATTTTTGAACGCCTAAACCACAGAAAACACTGGACGTAGGATCAATAACTTAGGGGTCTGGAGAGGAGGGGTTTATTGAACGGCCGAGTAGGCACACCTCAACCGTGGGTGGTGGGAAGGCCGCGTGATTTGACGCCAATCAGGCCACTTTGGGCATGACTGTAGCGTGAACCGCTCCGACCGAGACTCCGCACTCCTCCGCGATCTGCCGGAACGTCTTACCACGCTGGTAAAGTTGGATCGCCTTGTCCCGGTCCCAAATACGTTTGTGCCGGCCGAGCTTCACACCTCGGCGCACTGCGGCCGCCAGGCCCGCCTTGACGCGCTCGCGGATCATCGAGCGCTCGAATTCGGCGACGGCCGCCAGAATCTGCATCAGCAGGCGCGAGCCCGGGTTCTGCTGGTCCGTGTCGATACTCTGACTGGTACACATGAACCGCACGCCCCAGTGCTCGAGCTGCTGCAACGCCTCGATGAAGTTGGCGACAGAGCGCCCAAAGCGGTCCAGCTTCCAGCACATGACCACGTCGAACCTGTGGAGCCGGGCCGCGGTCATCATCTTCTCGAGCTGCGGGCGGTCCTTCTTCGCGCCGCTCCACCCGGTGTCGACGTACTCTCCATAGATCTGCCAGCCGCGCCGAGCGCAGAATTCGCGCAGCTCGTTTAGCTGTAGATCGCAACGCTGGTCGTCCGTGCTCACCCTCGCATACAGCGCGACGAGAACGGGCTTAGGTCCCTTATTCATATTCTTCCCCTGTCAGTCCGCAGCGGCGTGTACGTAATGTTCGACGTCCGAGTTGGTGACCACCGGCGGCCCCACCCAGAATCGCCGCGCTAACAGCGTCCGGTTGTTGACTCCCACTTTCCGGAAGATTCTGGCCACGTATACCCGAACCGTGCCCTCGGTCAGATTGAGCATATGGGCGATCTCTTTATTGAGCTTCCCGTTCGCAATGCCTGCGACGACTTGCCACTCCCGAAATGTCAGGTCGTCGCCGGTCTCTCCGCGGAGCCCCCGCTTATATCGGCGTCGACATGCCGTGCATAGCCTGGCCGCCGGCACTGCGCCACCGCATCGGCAGCAGACGTTAGCAGCACCCATCAATCGTCTCCATCACCGCTTCGATGAACGTTGCCGCTTGCGGCGCAACGATTGCATCGCCGTAACCGCGCAATCGTCCCAAACGGGCGGTATCCCCATTAACCAACGGGAATGTCCCGCTCTCAACTGGCCGCAAGCCGGGCGGATCTCCCCACCCGTTCGGGCCGAGTAAGAACCCAATCGGCCCTGCTCCAGAATCCGTTAACCGGACCAGTTCCACCACCCGGCGCGAGTAATCCGAATTGCCCGCCTCGTTGTAATCGCCCGTCGCCGGCGTGCCCGCCATCGGCGTCGGCCATCCCGCCAATTCCGCCATTCCCTCGAGGTTCAATACCGGCGTCTCGTGATTCCCGTTCGCATACTGATATGCGCCCGTCTTTACCTTCGGCGTCAGCCAACTCGCCAAGTGAACCATCCCCCGCAAATTGTGGTGATCGATTTCGTGCTGTATCGATTCCGGCGTATCCGGGTTCCATCCATCGCCCACTACCGGACTCGGCCATCCCGCCAGCCACACCTGGCACCCGAGGAACGCATTGATCGGCACCGCGTCCGTCTCCGCATGATCCTTGTGATCGCGGGCCGTTGCCGTCGCCCATCCCGCGAGCATTACCGCCCCGTCCAGATCCATTCCCCCCGTATGCTTCAGCGTGCTCTCCGTATTCGGCCCGCCCGACGGCGTGTTGGGCGTAGGCCATCCAATACAAACGCTGTCTCCGTTGGGGCGATCCGACGCCCGCAGCGCAGAAATCGACAGCCCCGCCGGCGTAACCCGCGTTATCCAGGTCAGCGTGAACAGCGTCGAACCAAGCGAGTCCGTCAATCGACGCAACCTGCTCGCCAAGGCATACGAGAGGTCGTCGTTCGCGGATGAGAAGAAACCAGACTGGCCAAAGATGCCTTTCGTCGTTGAACGCTTCTCTTTTGCCGGCGGCGCTGAAGGGCTGGCAGGGGCATGATCCGGTCCAGACTTCCCGGTCATCGGGCCATCCGGCGAGCCGTAAAGCGTAACTCCAGATTCCGATTCCGGCGAACCAGTGACACTGCCTGAATCCTCGCACGTCATCGGGCCGAACATCGGCAATTGATCGTTCATCTACCTCTCCAGGCGCGATGACATCGCGCTTGATGAGTTCTCTCAGCCATGCGGCCTTCCCGGGATCGCACTCGTTGTAGTACGCTCTGCCCGGCCTCACGCAATCACCACCCCGTCGACCGTGATCTGCGAGCAGTTGGTTCCGACGTTGACCTGGCCTGAGTCGTCCAGAGTGATCTCGTGGCAGTCGTCCTCGAGGTAGAGCACCGGGTTTGTGCCGGCGACGATTGCATTGTCCTGGAAGAGAGAGGAGTGCAGATGCCGGGCTCCACC